ACCCTCGAAGATTGACAAGGAGAAAGTGACTACGAAAGTCAAGGATGCCACGGGAGAGATGAAGGATGTAGTGCATGAGGAGCCGAAGGACGCGCTCACGCTACGCTTCAAGAAGATCCTCAAGATCTACACCGATCAGGATACCGGCGAGGAGGTGTATATCTGCGAGAAGAGAAAGGATGCCGAAGGCCATGAGACATCCGTCGATGCCGAATTCTACACCTTCACCGGCTCGAAGATCCTCATCGACCAGGCAGAAAACGACTTCGGACATGAAGATCTGCCATGTCCTACGGCCATACAGCAGTTCACTACTGCCAAAGGCCAGACCTTCTTCAAGTTCACATAGTATTTTCAACCGTGTGCATAACCTCGTATTTTTGCAATGTTCAAAAATCGATAGCTATGTACACAGCGTATTACAAAGAGAAGAAGACATTCCTGAGGTGGTCGGACGGCAAGATCATCGGCTACCTCAATGAGAAGGTAGTGAAGGACTATCAGCCGGCTGCTAATGCAGACGGTGATACTCCAGAGAAATATGATGCCATCTCCTACACCGGTGAGCTCACCGACGGAGGCACGGTCATGCCATGCGACGACATGACAGACTATAACCAGGTGGCAAACGCCATCATCCGTGCAAAATACTCCGTGAGTGAGGAGCTGGCCATCCAACGCCATGCCATCAACGGTGACTATAAGGAGGATGCCACGGAGTACACCACCTACAATGAGTGGTGCGAATATGCCAAGTCAACGGCTAAGTCATGGCTCGGCATCACGACAAATTAGATTTTCTGTCATCTTTCTTTCATATAATGATTGACCCCGACGCTGGCCGCCACCAGTCGTCGGGGTTTTTGTATTTTCAATTTTTAATTCTGCCGTTTATCTTTGTGCGAAAAACAACAGAATAGAATTGAAACCGTCAATGATGATAGATAAAATCAAGGATATCGTCTGGGCGTTGATCCTCGCCGTGGTAGCGTATCTCAAGCCTCTCCAAGGGGAGATGTCAGCACTCTTTTTGCTCTTCTTCGTGAACTTCCTCGCCGGATACTTCGCCGGCATGATCGCCAACAATGAAGAGTTCAACTTCAAGAAAGCCGGACGGTGCATCCTCGAGGCGCTCGTCTTCTTCGCGCTATGCACCTGCATCTATGCAGAAGGCAAGCTCAAGGGGAACGAGCACGGTGCCATGCAGTGCGTAAGCTTCGTGACCTACGTCATCATCTACTTCTATGGCGTGAACATCGTGAAAAACCTCATGAAGATATTCAGGGAAGGTACAATACCTTATCAGATCTTTGCCTTCCTATATTATATTCTCCGCTTCAAGTTCGTGGAGCAGATCCCGTATCTGAAGGAGTATCTAAATAAGTCAAACCAAAAATTACAGGAAAATGAGAAAGGCATCCAGTGAGCTGATCAATCACATCAAACAGGCTGAAGGATTCAGAGGAGTGGCATACCAGGACTCCGTAGGAGTCTGGACCATCGGCTACGGACATACCAAGGGGGTGCGCAAAGGGGACCACATCAACAGACGCGAGGCAGAACAGTACATGCTATCGGATCTCGCTCCTATTGAGACCTTCCTTCGCGCTTTCCCCAAAGAGGTAGACACACAGGGTAAGTTCGATGCCCTGGCAGATTTCGCCTTCAACCTCGGACTGACAAGGCTGAAGAACTCTACACTGTGGCAGAAGGTACTGGAGAAAGCCGATGACGTGGCCATTCAGTATCAGTTCCGCCGTTGGAACAAGGCCGGTGGCCGTGTTCTGCAAGGACTCGTAGACCGTCGAAACTGGGAGGCTATCAGATGGGCAAAATAATCTATGCAATTCTCGCCGTCCTGCTGCTTGCAGCATGCACGACGACGAGGACGGTGACAGTGCCACAGGTGCACACTGTCACCGTTCATCAGCGTGACACCGTCTTCAAGACGGATGTCATCAAGGAGAACCACAATACCATCGTCCGTGAGGCTGACTCGGCCATGATGGCTCAATACGGCATCCGACTAGGCAAGCTCGAAAAGGCGTATCTCATCAACCAGACGAACGACCGCCAACAGACGAGCAGCAAGGACAGGATACTCTACCGTGACAGCGTAGTACACGACTCCATCCCGGTGCCATATCCGAAGGTGGAGTACAAAGAGAAGAAACTGAACACTCTGCAGAAGGCATTTATTCTATTAGGGAAGGTGACATTCACATTGATATTCCTTCTCATTGCATACAAGCTATCGATATATATTCTAAGCCATAAGAAATAATGAACACTGAGCGATTCCGGGCGGAAATAGACCTCAATGCCCGTCAGGCACAAAGTGAGCTGAAGAAGTTAGAGGAACAGCAAAAAAGGCTGAAGGATCAGCAGAAGGCACTCTATGAGTCGTCCTCTGCCAAGAACCATCAGCTCGCTGCCGACATGCAGAAGGATATCAACAACGTATCAACCAAGATACGCGAGCAGAAGAAGTACATCAATGGACTGTCGACTGCGGTGTCGGATCTGAGCAATGCAAGCTACAAGGAACTTTCGCAGACCGTGAAAGTTCTCAATAAGCAGCTCCGTTCCGGAGACATCCCCAAAGGATCCAAGGAGTTCAAGGCAATGGCCGAGAGAATCAAGGATGCCAGACGGGAGATGCAGAAGTTCAATGATGCCACCAAAGAGCAGCAGTCATTCCTCAGTCGTGCCGCAGACAAGCTCAACAAATACCAGACTGCAATAGGTGCTGTCCTCGGCTCAGTCGCCGGTATCACAATGACTGTCCGTAAGTCAGTTCAAGACTATGCTGAGATGGATGATGCCATGGTCGATGTCCAGAAATACACCGGCATGACAAAGGACCAGGTCAAGCAGCTCAACGAGGAGTTCAAGAAGATGGATACGAGGACGAGCCGTGAGCAGCTCAATTCTCTCGCTGATGATGCTGGCCGTCTCGGTATTACATCGCAAAAAGGAGCAAAGGAATTCGTCGAGGCAGCAGACAAGATCAATGTCGCCCTCGGTGATGATCTCGGTGACGGTGCAGTTGACCAGATCGGTAAGATGGCAATGGCATTCGGGGAGGACGACAAGCACGGCCTTAATGCAGCCATGCTGAAGACCGGCTCAGTAGTCAACGAGCTTTCTCAGTCATCCTCTGCCTCAGGCGGCTATCTCGTAGAGTTCGCCTCCCGTGTGGCAGGTGTCGCCCAGCAGGTAGGCATGACCATTCCGCAGATCATGTCCTTTGGCTCAGTGCTGGACCAGAACATGCAGGAGGTGGAAGTGTCGGCCACGTCATTGAACCAGTTAATCACGGCCATGTTCAAAGAGCCGGCAAAATTCGCTCAACTCGCCGGCATGGACGTGAAGAAGTTTACGAATCTGCTTAAGACAGATGCCAACCAGGCACTCCTTCAGTTCCTCGCCACGATGAAGAATTCGGGGGGATTCGACAAGCTCGCGCCCATGTTCGACCAGATGGGACTATCAGGAAGTCGTGCCGTACAGGTATTGTCAACTCTCGCCGGCCACCTCAAAGATGTTACGACCGCCGAGAATATTGCCAATAAAGCATATGATGAAGGCACGTCTGTAGTAGACGAGTACAACCGTGCCAACTCTTCCGCACAGGCTCAACTCGAAAAGGCTCAGAAACATTTCCATGACCTGAGCGTAGAGTTGGGTGAACAGCTCATGCCTGTCGTGAGATACACGATATCCGGAGCTGGAGCGCTTACAAGAGCGCTCATAGTCATTGTACCATGGCTGAAGAATAATATCAGATACATCATTGAACTTGCAGCCGTGATAGGTTCATACTATGCAGCCACGAAGGTAGCGGTTAATTGGACAAAAATATCGGCAATTTGGCAAGCAAGGAAGACTCTGCTCGACAAGGCCGAAGTAGTATGGACAAAGACTAAGACAGCAGCCACAGCCCTGTACACCTTGGCAGTCGGAGCATTAAGGAAAGACACTGTTGCTCTTACAGTCGCACAGGCTGAATTGAACAGTGTTACAAAGGCTAATCCATGGGGATTGCTTGCAGCTGCAGTTGTTACAGCAGGAGTAGCTATCTATAATCTCTATAAACACTTCAAGAATCTGCGAGAGGCCGTCCGTCAGGCTTCAGTAGAATACAAGGCTCAGCAAGCAATTCTAAGTGATCAGAAAGCTATTGATGAGCAAGTCGCTCAAAGCACTGCCGAACAGAAGACAAGAGTAGAGCAGTTATCAAAGGTAATCCACTCAAATGCATTCAGTATCTCTGAGAGAAAATCCGCCATCAAGGCAATGCAGCAGATAATCCCAAGTTATCATGCCAGCATCAGCCGTGAAGGCGTTCTATACAATGAGAACACAAGCGCAATCACCAATTATATCAACGCCCTCAATGATGCAGCCATAGCACAAGCCATCTATGAGCGAAAGGTCAAGATCAACGAGAAGCGTCAGCAGCTGGAGTTCGACAAGACAAGGAAACAGACAAACATAAAGTTTGTAGATGCTGAGATGCAGAGGCATCCGAAAAAGTATGAGAGCAGCATGACCTTCACAAGTGAAGGTGTCCAGGTCGAGAATAACTCTGCAAGAAAGAAAAAACTCGCAGAGAGGAAAGTACATGAGGATAAAATCAAGAGTGATGACACTGAGCTGAAGGCACTTGATAAAGAGGATAAATGGCTGGATGCCTATGCCAAAAAGAAGAAAGGCATTCAAAGGAGATTAGCCAAAATCAATGAAGCCAACAATGGCTCAGGGACCGGAAAAAACACAGTCCATGAGCCTAAGGGCGGTACATCCACCTATGTAGATCCTAAGACTACCAAGGCTCAAAAGACCGCAGCCGCCAAGGCTCAGCGTGAAGCCGCTGCCGCAGAGAAAAAACGCCAGGCAGAAGCAAAGAAGGCACTCAAGGAGAAAGTGAATGCTGCCAAAGCTGAATACTCCGAAGAGAATGCAGCCGCCATGGAGTCTTATTCCAAGGGACTCATCAACTACTCCGACTTTGTCGACAAACAGCATGATATCACAGACAAGTACTATGACAAGCTGAAGGACATCTACGGCAAGGACTCCGCCGAATACAAGAAGCTCCTCGATGACCGTGCCAAGGAAGACCAGGACTATCAGGAGAAGCGGAATGACATCTCTAAGCAAGACATCGAGACCGATCACCTGCAGAGAGAGGCAAAGCTTCGTGAGCAATACTACAACGATGCCAGTTCTGCCATCTATCAGAACGAGAAGGCACTTGACGAGGCTCTATTCCAAGAGAAGATGCGATATCTCAGTGACCAGCAGTCGCTTTATGTCGAAGGTACTAAGGAGTGGCACAGCCTTGAGATGCAGAAGCAGCGTGAGCAGTCAGAGCATCAGCTTCAGTTACAGGAGGACTATGTCAAGCAACTCAACGAGTATCGCAAGGAGATGAACACCATGTCCATCGACGAGCAGGAGAAAGCTGAAAAGACTGCCGTAGAGGCCATGTATGAGAGTCTGAAGGCTACCGGCATGATGACCAAGGAAGAGTACGACAAGATCATCGCCCATATCGAGCAGAAGTACAAGGAACTGAAGTTCGAGCATCTTGCCGATCAGGAAGTCAAGGAC